TCGCCCTCGTTGCAAGCCGACTTGGATCAGCCGCCGCCGAATCCAAGTCGGAGTCCTCTGGAGTTGGAACGCCCATCGACCCCGCCGACGTGCGCGTCGGCGACCGAGTGCGCGTCGTGTGGCACTCCGAGGACGCCCTCGCGCTGCCGAAGGTCAACCTCGAGGCGCTCGCAGCTCTGGAGCTGCCATGACCGCCACCCCCCAGCGGCCGACCCTCACCCGCGAGAAGAAGCACCAGATCGTCTCCAGCCTCGCCCGCGGCCGGTCGGTCGCCATGACGGCCGAGCGCTGCCGCGTGCCCGCCGGCATCGTGCAGCTGCTGCGCGACAACTACGGCCCCGGCCTGCCCGAACTCGAAGCGGCCGCCCATGCGCTCGCCCGCCCCGCCGGCGCCGCCGGCGCCGCCGCGCCCCGCCTGACGTCCGCTGACCTCACGCCGGAGAAGCGGGCAGCCGTCACCGCATGGGCCCCCAGCGTCGGCCTCCACGTCGGGCGCACGGGGACTGTCGCCCAGTCGACCCTCGACGCCTGGGATCGCGCAGGACGCCCCGCGCCGACCCTCCTCGCCGCCATCACTGCCGCCGTCGCGACCCCGCCCACCGGCACCCACGAGCCCCCAGCCAAGCCGAAGGACCTCACCATGACCACCACACCCGCATCCCCCACCCCGACCGGCCCGGCATCGTTCCCGGCCATCCTGGATGACCTCGACGCCCACATCACCGACGTGGACAACCCGCGCATCGTCAAGCTGCACGAGCGCGCTATAGACGCCGTGCAGGCCCTCGCCGACGCCCTCGACGCCCACCGCAAGACCGCGCAGGTCGACGCCGAGATCGCCGACCTCGAGGCGCGCCTGGCGAAGGCCCGCGCCGCGCGTACCAGGCTCGTCCGCACCGACGCCCAGCGCGAGGCGGCCAGCGCGCTCGGCCCCGGCGTAGCCAAGGCCGTCCGCCAGTGGGCGGCCGCGCAGGGCCTCGACGTGGCCGCCGGCGGCCGCCCGCGCCAAGCAATCATCGACGCGTGGCAGGCCGCCGGGAGCCCGAGGGGCGAGCAGTGAACGCCTGGGGGGAGGCGCCCACCACCGTCCGCCGCGACCGCCTCGGCTGGCGCTGGTGGTGCCGCGAATGCGGGGCCGGGTCGGCCACCATCGCCATGCCCCACCCGGACGCCGTCCGCGAAGCCCTCGCACACCTGAAGGCGCGCCATGCCTGAGTCCCTGCTCCCCGGCTGGACGCCCGCACCCGACAACGACCCCACCCTCCTGCCCGACGACGTCGAAATCCTCGTCATCGCACCCCTCGCCCGCCACCACTGCGACGACACCGAATGCGGCGTCGCCTTCGAGGCGTCCGGCCCGCCCGCCTGGTGGTACCGGGAGGCCTGCGAGCACCACGACCAGCCACACCCGCCAGCCCGGCCACACCCCCCGGTCCGGCGGCGGCGCACCATCCCCGCGTTCGCGGTCCTCGCCACCATCAACGCGGTCGTGCTGCTCCTCGTCGCCCTCCTCATCGCAGGCGTCTGGGCATGATCCGCAAACGGCCCACAGGCCCCTACCTGGCACACCTCGGGCAGCTCGACTACGGCCGCGGCTGGACGTTCTGGGCGCTCGCAGGCTCCACCGGACGCGCCAGCGACGACACCGAATGGGTCATCCTGCGCCGCGGCAACGAGCTGCGCGAGGCCAAAATCCAACTCGAAACCGGCGCGATTCTGCGCTGGAAAGTGACCGGAACATGACGCAAGAACTGAGTAGCCCAGAGACCGCCGTCGTCGTCCTGGCGCACATCGAAAAGCACCCCTCCGCGTCGCTACGAAGCGTCGCCCGAGACCTCGGAATCGGACGCACCACCGCCCAGCGTGCCGTCAGGCGACTGATCGCTGAAGGCCGCCTGGAGGTCGTCCGCCGCGGCACCGGAGACCGCTACCCGACCACCTATCGGCCGGTGGTGAACTGACCGTGGCCTGGTTCAAGATGGACGACGGCTTCTGGTTCCACCCTAAGACGATCGCGGCAGGGAATGCGGCCGTCGGGGCGTTCTGCAGGCTGGGTTGCTGGTCGAGCCAGCAGCTCACCGAAGGGCACATTCCAGCTAGCCAGGCCAAGGTGATTGGTACTTCTGCGGAGCTGCGCAAGCTGGTCGAGGTGGGCTATCTCCACAAGCCTGGAGATGCCTGCCGCTGCCTCGCCGACCGTCCGCCGGATGCCATCCCTGTCCCTGGCAAGTGGCTCGGCTACTGGATGCACGACTTCCTGGAGTACAACCCCACCCGCGCCAAGGTGGTCGCGGATCGGGCAGTCACGGCCGAGCGTGTGCGGCGTTACAGGGAGGCCCGCAGGGCTGCCGGGGCCGCGAAGGAGGCGGTCGCTTCGTGACCCTCAACCGCCACACGTGTAACGCCGTTACACGGGCCGGATGTAACGGCGTTAGTAACGGCGTTAGTAACGGCGTTAGTAACGCCGTTAGTAACGGCGTTGGTAACGCCTACCCCGTACCCGACCCGTACCCACTGCACTTCGTGCAGTTACTCACGTCCCTGCCTCCACTCACGTCTAGAGCACTGACGCGCACGCTTCGCGTGCTTGTCTACGTGACCCCTACCGCACAAACCGGGTGGTCCCGAACCGACTCACCCCGAGCCTCCCAACCACAGACCGCGCGCGCGGAACACAACCAGCCCCCACGAACGAACGAGGACGGACGACCGTGATCGACCTCGCACGCACCCGCCGCCAGCTCGAACGACTCCCCGACCTTGCCCGCAAAGCCCACGCCCGACCCGCCGCCAACGACACCCAGGACTCCCCGGCGCCCGGACCTCGCGGACGCCTCGGCCCGCGCCTGCCCAGCGGCGTCGGCCACGTCCTCACCGCGATCGCCGACGCCGAAGACCGGGACCGCGAACAGCCCGACCAGCTCGCCCGGATCAGCCAGTGCGTGCGCGTCGTCCTCGAAGAGCTCGACTTCGCAGCCCCCGACCCGGGGCCCGAGGGCACGCAGACGTGGGCCGGCGAATGCGGCTGGCTGCTCGCCACCATCGCCGAGTGGGGCGCCGACGAGTGGTGCGCCGAGTGGATCGCCGGCGAGGTCGACGACGTCGAGCACGTCCTCGTCGACCGGATCCACGCCACCACCGGCCGGTGCGCGATCTGCGACACCGGCCTCGAGGTGCACGTCGTCGGGCCCGTCGCCTCGGCGATCTGCCCCGCCTGCGACCGCGTCGCCTCGATGCGGCTCGTCCAGCCCGTCCAGCCCACGCGCGCGGTCCGAAGGCAGACGATGGCGCTCGCCAGGGCAATCCTCGGACTCGACGACAGAAGCGCTTGACATGGGGGGCTTGACACGCCATCGTTAGCATGGCTTCGCAGGAGTGCACGCGAGGCCAACAACACCATCACCGAGAACGGCTCGCAGGGAATCAGATCCCGCGGGCCGTTCGGCATTCCCGAGGGGGGATCATGGCCGCCTGGTGGACCTGCCCCCTGTGCTCCGCCCGGATGGCCACCAGCCCCGACCCGCGCACCGTCGAGCGCGACCGCGACGCCCACCTCGCCCACTGCCACGCCGGCGCCAGCATCGAACCCCGACTGCTGCGCGTGTCCTGGTGGTCGACCAGCGACGACCCCAAGCTCGTCCAGGTGTAGCCCGATGGCCAGCGCGTCCTACCCGGCCAGCCACCACCGCACCCGCAAGGCCTACGCCCAAGCGATGGCCGACGGCGCGACCTACCGCTGCGGCTGCACCGGCCAGTGCCGACGCCACACTGGCCGCTGTCGCACCGTCATCGCCCACGGCACACGCTGGCACCTGGGCCACGGCATCGCCCGGGCGCGAGGAGGCGGAGGCGGCGACCTGAGCCCATGGTGCGTCGACTGCAACCTGATCGACGCCGCGAACATCACCAACGATCGCCGGCATGGGGGCTGGTCTCAGGAGTGGTGAGACTGCGCGGCTGTGCGGGCCGCTGACGGCCCAGCAGGTCGGGGCTGGCAGTCGGGTCCAGCCGGAGGCTGCGAGGCCGTCAGCGGGCAGCACAGGGCCGGGGGCGGTCGGTTCTTCAGGGGGCGACACGGTCCAAGACCCCGCCCGCTTGCGCCACTCACCGGGACGCGGGACCTAGCCGGGACGGGAGGTGCTGGACGTGGACCGTCCCTGTGACGTGTGCGGCGAGCCCTTCGTGGCCCAGCGCTCCACGGCGAAGTACTGCGGCGAGGTCTGCAAGAAGCGGGCGCAGCGGGCGAAGGCAAAGGCCGAGGGCGTGTCGGCGCAGGCCGCGGCGTCGGCGAAGGTGCTCGCCATCTCGGAGCGGACAGCCAGGCGTCCGGCGAAGGGTGGCAGGCGCACGCTGTGCGTGGAGGATCGGGTGGCCGTCGAGTTGGGCGAGCTGGCCGACACCGCGCTGGGGCAGCAGGCGCTGTTGATCGCCCGCCGGCTGGACGAGCGGGTGGATACGTCGGGTTCGGCGGTGGCGACCTTGTCGCGGCAGCTGTCGGCGCTGCTGGCGGAGGCGGCGTCGATCCAGGCGGCGTCCGAGCCGGTCAGCGACGACGACGGCGACCCGATCGCCTTCCTGGTGCGGCGCGCCGCGGAGCGGGGTGCGAGTGCTTGACGTCGAGGCTGCGAAGCGGGCCGTGCCCGATCCGTGGCAGCGGGTGGAGCCCCGGTTCTCGTACGTGCCGGAGTGGGATTACACGCTGGGCCCGGAGGTTGCGGACCTGTGTGCGCTGCTCGGCTTCGCCCCGGACCCGGAGCAGGAGTTGATCCTGGATTGTGCGTTCGGGATGCGTGACGGTCTGCCGGCGGCGTCGACGGGCGAGGTGATCGCCTCCCGGCAGACGGTGAAGTCCTCGGGCCTGGAGATGGTGGTGCTCGGCTGGGCGTTCCTGACCAAGGAGCCGCTGGTGCTGTGGAGCGCCCACGAGCTGAAGACGGCGCGGGAGACGTTCCTGCACCTGCAGGAGCTGATCGAGGGTCGTCGGTGGGCGTCGCGGCGGGTGAAGCGCTTCTACGGCGGCATCAACGACATGGGGTTCGTGTTCCACGACGGCCGCCGGGTGAGCTTCAGCGCGCGGACGACGGAGGCGGGCCGCGGCAAGTCCGCGCCGAAGATGATCCGCGACGAGGACCTGGAGACGCGCGATGAGCAGATGGCGGCCAGCCAGTCGGTGACGTCGACGTTCCCGTGGGCGCAGGTGATCGGCGGGAGTTCGGGCGCGAAGGACTACTCCGAGGTGTTGCACCGTGCGGTGAAGCGCGGCCGGGAGGGCGCGCCGGGCCGGTACTTCCACCTGGAGTGGGCTGACGACGGCGAGGGCGAGTGCGCCCGGCCTGAGTGTGCGCACGCGAAGGACGCCGAGGGCTGCCGGCTGGATGATCCGCTGCGGCTGCGGGCGTCGAATCCGACGGTGGGCCGGATCCGCGTGTCTGGTCGCGGGTTGACGTGGGAGGCATTGGCGGACGAGCGGCGGGATCTGGCGCCGGCGAAGTTCGGTCGTGAGCGGTTGACGTGGCATGACGTGCTGCGCGCGGACCTGGTCGCGGCGAAGCCGTTCAGCCATGACGAGCTGCTCGTCGATGCCGACTCGAGGATCGTGGACGCCGAGCCGGTGTTCGCCCTCGATGTCGCTCCCGGTGCCGCGTGGTCGTCGGTCGTGGTGGGTGGCCGGAACGCCTCGGGCTTGCTTCATGTGGAGATCCCGTCGTCTGCGGTGGAGGTGCCGCGGGGCGGTCGGGAGTGGGCGCGGCGTCCGGGTGATGCGTGGGTGCGGGACTGGTTCGCGTCGAGGCTGGACGCCGAGGATGAGTCGTCGCCGACGTACGAGCGGATGCGGGTGCTGCTGCTGGCGGGCAGTGAGGCGGAGTCGTTGGCGCCGGCGTTGCGGAAGCTGCCCGGGCTGGATCTCGAGGTGGTTCCGTGGGCGAGTTACTCGCAGGCGTGCGGGGTGGTGACGCGGCTGGTGAAGTCGCATGGGCTGGTGTTCGTGGGGGAGGGGCCGTTGGTGGATGCGGCGTTGGCGGTGGTGCGGAAGCCGTCGACGACGGATCGGGCGACGGGCTGGATCCGGGTGGACGCCGGCGATGACATTTCGCCGTGGGTGGCGGCGACGTTGCTGGCATTGCACTTCGAGGGGGTGGGTGAGGATGGGTTCAACGTCTGGTGATCGTGTGAGTCCGGTCGAGGTCGCGGGGATCGTGCTCATGATCCTTGGGGTCGTGTCGTTGACGTGGGCGGCGGCCCTGGTTGCGGTCGCCCTCGGGCTTGCGGTGGCTGGCGGCTTCCTGCTCGTCGCCGGCGTGGTGCTGGCCTACCTGGCTGCGATGCGGGCCGGCGGTGAGCGATGACCTGGCTGGCTCCGCTGTTCCGCGCCTCGCTGGAGAATCCGCAGACGCCGATCAGCTCCGATGCGATCGTCGAGCTGCTCGGCGGGACGCCCACGGACTCCGGTGTTCGGGTGACCGAGGAGAAGTCGTTGGCCATGCCGGCGGTGTGGCGGGCGGTCAACCTGATCGCCGGCTCGATCGCCTCGCTGCCGCTTCACGCGTACCGGCATGCGGGGGCTGGCCGCGAGGTGGTGACGTCTGGCAGGGCGGCGCGGTTCATGGATGCCCCGCACGCCGACATGACGCCGTTCGAGTTCTGGGAGCTGATGTCCGCCCACCTGCTGCTGTGGGGCAACGCCTACGCGTGGCGTGGGCGCACCGAGCTGGGCGACACCAAGCTCGTTGGGCTTCACCCGTCGCGGGTGAAGCCGGGCCGCACGTCGGAGGGCGTGAAGGTCTACGCGATCGACGGCGGCAGGATCGCCGCCACTGACGCCGAGGTGTTGCACATCCCCGGCTTCAGCATCGACGGCATCGTCGGGTTGTCGCCGATCGGGATGGCGCGCCAGGGGATCGGGCTGGCGCTGGCCGCCGAGCAGTTCGGCGCAAAGCTGTTCGGGTCCGGGTCGCTGGCCATGGGCGTCCTGGAGACCGATCAGAGGCTCACGCCGGACCAGGCGAACACGGTGATGGCGCGGTGGAGAGAGAAGCGCACCGGCATGAAGTCGGCGCACGAGGTGATCGTGCTCGATTCGGGCGCCAAGTTCCACCAGCTGACGATCAACCCGACCGACGCGCAGTTCCTGGAGTCCCGGCGGTTTCAGGTGTCCGAGATTGCCCGCATGTTCGGTGTGCCGCCACACATGCTGATGGACACCGAGAAGTCGACGTCGTGGGGGACGGGCATCGAGCAGCAGTCGATCGGGTTCGTGGTGTACACGCTGCGCCCGTGGCTGACCCGGATCGAGCAGCGGGTGACGCGCATCCTGAAGCCCGAGCCGGTGTACGCGCACTTCTCGGTGGAGGGCCTGTTGCGGGGGGACTCGAAGCAGCGCGGCGAGTTCTACCAGCTCATGTGGGGTCTCGGCGTCCTGAGCACCAACGACATCCGGGCGCTCGAGGAGCAGGGTCCGGTCGAGGGCGGGGATGTTCGTTACCGCCCACTCAACTACGGCCAGCTGGGGACGACCGACAGCGCCGACCAACAGGAGGAGCCTGCAGATGGCTGAGACCTTCCGCTTCCGCGGCGCGGTGCGCCCCGGGCCCGGATCGCGTGCGTCGGTGCTCAACATGGCACCGGCGGCGACCAGCGAGGACGGCGTGGCCGTCCTGCGGCTGTACGACCCGATCGACAGCTGGGGCGACTTCTGGGGCGTCAGCGCGAAGGAGTTCGCGGCCGCCCTGGATGCCCTGCCGGCGGACACCCGCGAGATCCGCCTCCACCTGAACAGCCCGGGCGGTGAGGTGTTCGAGGGCATCGCGATCATGAACATGCTGCGCCAACACCGGGCGCGCGTCGTCGCGATCGTCGACGGACTGGCGGCGTCCGCGGCCAGCTTCCTCGCCTGCAGCGCCAACGAACTCGTCATGAGCCGCAACTCCGAGTTGATGATCCATGACGCGTGGGGTTTGTGTGTCGGCAACGCCGGCGACATGCGCGACCTCGCGGAGCACCTGGATCACGTGTCGGACAACATCGCCAGCGTCTACGCCGCGAAGTCTGGCGGGTCGGTGGATGTGTGGCGCCAGGCCATGCTCGCCGAGACGTGGTACTCCGCCGAGGAAGCCGTCGAGGTGGGCCTCGCAGACTCGGTCGACGGCGCGGCGGATGCAGGCCCGGACGCGCTGAACGCCTTCGACCTGTCAGCGTTCAAGCATCGGGGCCGCGAGGAGGCTCCCGCCCCCCAGCTCGCCCCTGCGGCGCGCATCGACACGGACCTGTACGCCAAGCGGCTGCAGCTCCGCCACAAGCCCCGCCGGGGCTGACCCACCACAAGCCGACCCGTCGGGATTCGCCCGGCCGGGACAATGCCCCACGCGCACGCGGGGGCGAGAAGGGAGACCGTCCGCATGGACGTGCAGAAGCTCCGCGACCAGCGGGCGAACATCTGGGAGCAGGCCAAGGCGCTGCTGGACAGCGGCCTGGACTCGGCCGAGAAGGTCCAGACCTACGAGCGCATGGAGTCCGACCTCGACGCGCTCGACGCGAACATCGAGCGGGCCGAGCGGGCCGAGCGCCGCGAGGCCAACTACGGGCGGCTGGTGGGGGTGCCCTCGGGCATCCACAACGCGCCGGCGGCCGTCGACGACGTCGACGACGAGCACCTGAACAAGGTGTTCGCCCAGTTCCTGCGCCGCGGCATCAACGCCCTGGGGTCGGAGGACCGCGCGCTCATGGAGAGCCGGTTCGACACCTCGATCCAGAACGCGGCCGGGGTGGGCTCCGGCGCGGCCGGCGGCTACACCGTCGCGCCGCTGTTCCGCGACAAGTTCGTGGAGACGCAGAAGGCGTTCGGCGTGATGCTGCAGGAGGCCGAGGTCATCGAGACCGACACCGGCGCGAACCTGCAGTGGCCGACGAACGACGACACCGCGAACGTGGGTGCGATCCTCGCCGAGAACACCCAGGTCACCGAGCAGGACGTGACGTTCGGGACGGCCGCGCTGGACGCGTACATGTACACGTCGAAGCTGGTCCGCGCCTCCCTGCAGTTCCTGCAGGACCGCCCGGACGCCGACGCCTGGCTGGCCCGCAAGTTGGGCGAGCGCGTCGGTCGCATCCTGAACAGCCACTTCACCGTGGGCTCCGGGACCGCGCAGCCGGACGGCATCGTCACCTCGGCGACGGTCGGCGTGACCGGGACCGGCTCGTTCGCCTCCACCGGCGGCATCTCGGGCGACAACCTGATCGACCTGACCGAGGCCATCGACCCGGCATACGCCGCCGGTGAGCTGAAGTTCATGATGCACCAGACCGCCCGCAAGGCGGCCCGGAAGCTGAAGGACTCCCAGGGTCAGTACCTGTGGCAGCCGAGCCTGCAGGCGGGCGTCCCGTCGACGCTGGCGGGCTACCCCGTCGTCGTCAACAACGACATGGCGACGCTGGCCGCGTCGTCGAAGTCCGTCATCTTCGGCGACATCCGCCAGGCGTACGTGATCCGCATCGTGCGGGGCCTCACGGTGCTGCGCCTGGTGGAGCGTTACGCCGACTACCTGCAGGTCGGCTTCCTCGCGTTCGAGCGCGCGGACGGAACCCTGCAGGACGGCAACGCGGTCCGGGTCTTCCAGACCACGGCCACCGCCTGACCTTCTCGACGCGGCGGGGCCTCCGGGTCCCGCCGCGACCCCGTTCCGAAGGAGGGGCATGATGGCCGACAGCTTCCTGACTCCGAACGGTGGCGTCCAGGCGGTGGCGAGCTTCTGCGGCGTCCGGGACCCGTCGCCGGACTTCCTGCGCGCGGTGGACGCCGCGGCCGTCGCGGTCCGTCAGCGGTGCGGGCCGGTGCTCCTCGAGGAGGGTCTGACGTTCGAGTCGCCGGGCTGGGTGCGCACGCTCGTCCTGCCGTTCCGGGTGGCTGCGGTCGAGTCGATCGTCACCGACGATGGCGCCACGCTGGCGGTCGGCGACTTCCGGGTGCCGGCGCATCATCTCGGCGGGCATGGCGGGCAGCTGGTGGCGCGCCGGGACGGCGGGCAGATTCCGCCGTGCACGGTCACGTACTCGTCGGGGTGGGCGCATGGCGCCTATCCGGCAACGCTGGTGGGTGCCGGGTTCGAGCTGGTGCGGCACCTGTGGCGGACGCAGCTCGGCAACCAGCGCACCGGCGACGAGCAGGGCGGCGCCTGGTTGTGGCCGCGGCAGGCCGAGCAGCTGGCGGCCGACTGGATGCTTGCCCCGCTGGGGTTCGCATGACCCGCACGAGCGTCGTCCCGGACCTGATCGACGCCATGGTCGCTGACTTCGGCGCGCTGGCCGCACTGGGCGACGTGCTCGTCTGCGATGGCCTGCCGTTGACGAACGACGACGGGACGTACCTGTTCGTCGGCGTGGATGATCCGGACGGGATGCGTACCACGTCGGCCGACTCGGAGCAGGCGTGGCCGCATGCGACGTCGCACAGTCGCAGCGAGGAGGGCGCGGTCACCCTCGCCGTGGAGGCCCGCGATGGCTCCGGCACCGCCAAGGATGTCCGGGACGAGGTGTACCGGGTGGCCGGGGTGGTGCAGGACCGGCTGCGCGCGTCGAAGACGCTGGGCGTTCCCGGCGTCTTGTGGTTGAGCTTCTCGTCGCATCGCCTGGAGCAAGCGCAAACCCGTGACGGCGCGACGGCGCTGCTCACCTTCCGAATCACCTTCCAAGCCCGCCTCTGAGAGGACCAGCAACGATGAGCAATGCCCAAGATGTCGCCCTGACGATCGCCAAGGAGTCCGCGTACGGGACCGCGGTCGTCACGTCGCGCGCGTTCGAGTTCCTGCAGGAGGGGCTGACCTTCCGCAAGAAGGTCAACGACTCGCCCGCCTACCGGTACGGGGCGCGCGTGAAGTCGTCGGCCGGCCGCACGGTGGTCACGTCGGACGCCGGCGGCGACGTGAAGTTCGAGCTGGGCACGCGCGGGTTCGGGCTGCTGTGGGAGGCGGCTCTCGGGTCGTCCACGTCCACGCAGGTGGGTGCCACGACCGTCTACCAGCAGAACCACACGATCGGCGACGCGCTGCCGAGCTTGACGGTGCAGAAGGTGCTGCCGGCGATCGAGACGGATGCCAGCTTCTCCGATGCGGCGTTCACCTTCGATGGGGCGATGGTGTCGTCGTGGACGCTGGAGGTTCCGCAGGCGGGCGCGGCGACGCTGGCGCTGTCGCTGGACTGCCGTGACGTGGACACGGCGGTGGCGGCGGCCACGCCCGTCTACCCCGACGACAACCACGTCCTGAGCTTCGCGGGCGCCTGCCTGTACACGGGCACGCTGACCGCGCCGACCGCTTCGGCGCCGGCGAGCGCGACTGCGCCGGTGGCGAACGTGAAGGCGGTCACGATCACGTCGGACAACAAGCTGGCTGGCGATGCGACGTACTACTTCTGCGGTGGCGGGAAGAAGGGCAAGCCGTGGAAGGGCTCCCCGGCGATCTCGGGGACGCTGACGGTCGAGTTCCACGCTGACGGGCCGTTCGTGGCGGCGTTCCTGGCGGACACGCCGATGGCGCTGCTGCTGAACCTCGCCGCGGTCGAGAACGCCGACGAGAAGGTGCAGGTCGTCCTGCCCGAGGTGTTCATCGACGGGGATCTGCCGAAGGCGGCCGGGAACCCAGGCGTCATCGAGCTGTCGGTGCCGTTCGTGGCGTACCAGAACGCGGACGGCGACGAGCCGGTGACGGTCGTCTGCCGCACCTACGACACGGCCCTGTAGCCCGTGGGTGCGCTGGACGTTGATGTCGCCGACTACCGGGCGTTCGCGCAGCGGTTGAAGGCGGCCGACCGGAAGGTGGCCAACGGACTCCGGGCGCGCGTCCGGGAGGCGGGCAAGCCGCTGGCGGAGGCGATCGCGCAGGACGGCC